TGTCCATCGTCGAGCCGAAGGTCAGGTCGAGCCCGTTCGCGGCGCTGGCGGCGCGTTGCGCGCCGATCGACTGCGCGAGCATCCGATAGCGCTGAAGCTGCGCCGTCTGTCCGCGCGATACCGCATCGGCGGCGGCACGGCGTTCCATCGCGGCGTTTTGCTGCGCAACCTGATCCTGGTAACGCCCTTGCGCGCGCGACGCGGCACCGGAATAGAGTTGCGCGCCGGCGGTCGCTACGGCGCCGGCGATCGCGAGGGGTGCAATGGCAGCCGGGCCGCACATTAAATCACCCCCTTCTTGCGCCAATATACATCATACTCGCATTGACGACAAAACCGATGACCCCGAATATTAATCCCTGTGTTCCTTGCGTCAAATTCGTGCCCATATTTGCAATGTGTTTTGCGGGCATTGACCGCCACTTGATTGACCCCGCGAAGAGTATTTTCGCGCACTGTTACGATTTCCATATGCTCTGGATTTACGCAATGCCGTCGTCGGCACAAATGATCTAACACTTTTCCTTCAGGAATGGGACCATGTGTCGCTTCGTATAGATAGCGATGCGCTCGAACGCGTTTACGGTCTGCCATGCAACGGGCGTACCCGTCATTGTCCAGCGGGCCTGTCCACAGCCAACAACCATCCACGTTAGCGGAAGTTCGATCCTTCACTATGTCGGGGGTGGTGCGTACGCCTTGCAAGATCCACCTCTAAGAAAGCCGGGTAAACGGACGCATCGGTTGCCCACGAATAACATCAACAGCGCCGACATGGAAGCCTAGCCGTGACAGCCACCGGATCGCCTTGTCGTTTCGCGCGTGGACGTGGTTTTCGAGGATCCGGTAATGGCGCGCGAGCGCCGCGGTGTAGAGGTTGCCGAGCCGCACGATCGCGCGATGCTGTCGCGCACCGTCGTCGGTCATCAGCATCCATATCCGGCCACGCCCTTCGAGCACCGAGACCGGCACGACACCGAACATCGCTTCCGGTCGGCCGTCGATCTTGACCGTCCAGCACGTCTCGCTGGTCTGGATCCCCGCGCGCAGCGCCTCTCGCGGCGTCATGCCGATGATCGCACATTCGTCACGATCGATCGGTCGGATGCGGTTAGCGAGCGTGCCGATATGCGCGGGGCTTGACGGACACACTTCAATCACATCATATAACCCGCATCGCGTCGGTGTGGTGTAACGGTAGCACTACGGTCTCCAAAACCGTCAGCCTAGGTTCGAACCCTAGCACCTTCGCCATCTCACTCATCACCGATCTCGGGCGACAGGAACAACCCGGTGATGTGCATCGGCATCGGTTGTGTCTGCCGGATCGTCAGCGTTGCCCCGTCGCTCCAGCTGCTCGGCAGCGGCACGTCGTAATCGCGCGCCGCGATGACCGGCAGCACGCCCATCGGTTGTTCCAGTCGCTCGGGCAACGGCTCGTAGGTCGGCGTCACGCCAGGCGCGCCCGTCACCGCCACCTCGACGCCCTTCGTGTCGAGCGCACGAACGGTCACCTGTCCGATCGTTTGTCGATTGACGTGCGCGGTGCCGCCCTGCCCGGCAAGTGTTAGCGGCAGCGTCTCGATCACTGCCTCGTAGGGCAGCCCGACGCTGACGATCGACGCTTCCGCCTGAAGCGTCACCGCGCCGCCCGACACCACGAGCCCCGCTTCGGCATATCCATCGTAAAACGCCGAGACGACCCGGCCTTCCAGGTGATCCAAGCCGGTGACGACACGCTGCGGCGGATCGTAGACCTGCGTCACCGCGCAATCGACGTGACACGCCGACGTGTAATCATCGCCGTGCGGCAGCGCCATGCGCTCATAGAACCGCTGCGTCGCTCCCCCGATGACGCGCCGCGTGATGACGTAGACGCGATCGAACCCGCTCTCGGTGATAACCGCCACGTCCTCGAAGAAGCCGTCCGTCTCGCAAACGGTCCAGCCCCATACGTCCTGTTCCTTTTCCCAGGTGAAGCAATAGAGCAGCCCGCCAGCGGTGACACACCAGATGCACGAATACGGCTCGTTTTGGTACGCCCATGAAACGATCGTATCGGCTTCGAAGAGATGCGGCGAGAAGATCGCCACGTTGTTCGACTGGAACCCGTCGACGTTGAAGGAGAAACCGAGCGCGCGCACCGACGAGCCCTGGTTCGGTTGAAAAAACACCGTCTCGTCGATCTCGATCGCAGGCAGCCGCGACGCGCCGCGGTTGCCCTGCTTCTTCGGGATGAACGCGCTCGGCGCCAGTGCCTTGTCGCTACCCCCGCTGACCGCAAAGATCGCGTCGGTCGTCAGTGCAAGCAGGCTGCTCGACGAGACGAGCTGACTGATCGAGTTCGCGCGCCGCCCGAGCAGCGCGAACGCGAAGCTATCATCGTCCTTCGCCGGTCGCGAGCTGTCGAGGTTCTCGAAGTCGCCAGACTGTGTGCCCCATATCCCGTTCGGCTTGTTCAGCGTCCGCCCGAGGATCTTGCGCTGCTCGTGAAAGGTGATCGTCGACGGATAGTTGCCCGCGCCGACGAAATAATTCGTGCCCTTCGGCGGCGTGTCGGACAAGTCGGCGGTGATGACCGGCGTTCCGTCGCGGAACGACAACCCCTCGGTGCCGCCGATGAAGCCGAACACCCCGTTGTTGCCCTTGTAGACCGCATACCGGCTAGCGCCCGCAACCGCACTCCACGACACCGTGTTGTAATTGCCGTCGAGCGTCAGGTCGTTCGTGACGTTGGCGATCGCCGATGCGCGGCTCTCCTGCCCGACGTCGTCCGATATCGCGGTGACGACATACTGATAGCCCGCCGCGACATAGCCTGTTGTATTCGGCGTGGTCGCCGCCGCGCCGACGCTAACCGGAGCAGTGATCGTCGGCCCGTAGGTGACCTGCGTGAACGACCAGCTGGTATGCGCGGCACGCGTCAGGCGCTGCTCGGGTCGGTTGATATGGACAAAATACATCACGTTCGCGGTCTGCGCGAACTGAAGCCCCGCCAGATCCTCGGCGTTGTACGGCGTGTTGAAGCGATACGCGCGCGCAACGCCCATCAGCGATAATCCTCGTCAGCGCGGGTGCGCTCGATGTAACCTCCGCCGCCCCTGCCACTACCGGATCCACCACCACCGCCGGTTGTGGGAGGCGGCGTCGGCGTCGGCGTCGGCGTCGGCGTCGGCGTCGGTGTCGGCGCAGGAGGCGGCGCGGTATTCAGCGTGCCGCTGCTACCCGTGAACGCGCCAAACGTCTGCGCATCAATATCGACTTCGAACGTGCTGGCGTCGATGACGCTCGTCACCTTTCCCGCCCGCGCATTCAGTTGCGTCATGCCGGTGATCCCGCTGAAATACACGCGATCGCCGACAGCGTAGCCATGCAGCGGCACCGTGAGGCGCAGCGGGTTCGTCTGCGTCGCGGCTGTGATTTTTGTATCCTGCTCCAGCACGCGACCACCGAACGCGAGCGGCGCGGCGGTCGCCTGCTGAAACGCGAGAACGTACGCCTGCTCGATCGAATACTGGAACGGCACCAGCCGCGCTGGCTTGTCCTGGTCTTCCAGCGGCGCGATCAGCCGGAAGCCCGGCCGTGCCGCCGCGCCGCCATAGCGCTGCGCGATGACGTTGCGCATCCGCTTCGCGCCGGCGTTATACTGGCTGGCGTCGATCCGCGCCCACAGCTGCGGGCCGAGCTCACCCTTCGAGAAATTCAGGATCGGCGAACGCATCAGGAGATGCCCGCAGGATCGTACGGGTAGCCGCGCCAGAACGTCTCAATGCCGTAGCCGCCGCGCGCAATCTCGGTCTCCGTCGGCGTGTTGCCGTACGTCGGCATGTTCTCGTTGGCGTTGCGTGCCATCGCCATCGCCAGCGCGTTCGCCGCGTCCTGCTCATACTTCTGCGCGAGGCTCGGCTTCTTCGTCACCGGCACCGCGAAGCGCGCCGCCAACGACAACACGATGATGTTGGCAAATTCCTCGCTGAACTCCGCCTCGGTCGTCTGGTAACTGGTATGGTCGATCGCCGCGCCGATGACGCTCGAATAGATCACGTCGCCGACGCGCTCGAACAGGTTCGCGCCGCCGATGCCGCGCAGCGCAGCATAATAGCCGGTGCTGTCATCGCCCGGCCCGATGCCGTAGATGTAGGCGGCGTCAGTCGGCCGCGCATAGGCGAACTGCCAACGCGCCGATCGGGTGTTGGCGCCGAGTGGCTGAAGCGCGGTGCGCCGCGCTGCCAGGTTCCAGTGATGCCGCTCGAGCAGCCACGCCACCGTCGGCTTATACCAACGGCGCGCGGTGCGCGCAGCGACACCCGGCACCTGATCATCGAGTGACGAGATCGGCTCGGCGAAGATCAGGTCGAGCGCGCGATTGCAAAGCTCGCTGCCGGTGATCGAGGTGCGGAAACTGCTCATCCCGGTACGTCGCTCCTAGCCACCGCAATGATCGAGAACCGCGTTCCGACTACACTAGCAGCGAAGAGATTGAATACACCACCGAGTAGGAGTGTGACAAGGTTCGTTGGAATGGTCTGTGCTTTCCAGACGCGCACCGTGCAGCCGGTATAATCGGTCGCGGCAGCGTCGGGTAGTGTCGCCGTCGGTCCCTTCGTCCACGCCAGCACGCGACTGTTCGTCGGTTGTGCGGCGGCAGCCGTATCGTTCGCCGTGGGTGTCACCGTGTCCGCACTCGGCGGCAGTTCTTGATAATCGATCCCGGGCTCGTTCGTGAACGCGCGTGTGAACAGGATCGTCGCGGTATTGCCTGTCGTAATGCTACCTACAGTCGTACTAGTCAGCCGCGGATGTCGGTGATCGTCACGCGACGCGACCTGCGCACCGCCCGCCGCCGGAGTGACCGCTTCGCTACGCGGCGTGGAATTGCCGAGCAACGCGTTCGCGACTGCGGCCGGCGTAGGCACCACCGCAGCTAGTATGTCGCGAAGTCGCTCTTCCGTAAGACCTGTTGTGGATACTTCGCCCATTATCCTACCCCCGCTCCCGAACGCCATGTATCGTATTGCGTAGCTAAATTACTAGCGGCCCTCAACACCATGCCCGCTAATGTTCCTGTCCCAACAGCAGTTGCGGCACTAGCAACCATTGTGCCATTTACCGAAAGAAACGCAGTACCTCCTACTGCGTATATCTTAACTACATCACCCACCGCGGGGGCTACAGTGTATTGCGCAAGGCGCGATCCTGCCCCTGCGACGCTTTGAATAATATCAAAACTAGTAGATGTCTGTCGAAATGCGATGTACGACCCATCAGCACTTATTCGGATAGCTGGCAAAGCAGCCACTGAAGCAAGATTTACTAACGCACCTACGACAATCTCTGCGAAGCTATCCGCCGAACCGGTGTCTGGTGCAACAGTAAATCCAACAACAGTCTTGCCAACTCCGGTTACGTTCAGCTTACCGCCGACGATACTGAACGATCCAGAAGAGCCGGTGTATACGATCCAATTCGGGCTCGTGTCGAGCGTCTGATCTGTCCGATCGAAATCGTCATAGAACAGCCCTACGACTTGCGCGGGTGTCCCAGTAACGGGCAACTGCTTCCGCCCTCGCGCACGCAAGGCGGTCGTGCGAAGGCTGAACAGCCCCACCATTAGATCTCCGTCATCGTTACCGCCGCAGTGCCAGAAGCAGCGACGAAGTTGACGAGCTGATTGGTAGAAATGTTGAAGGATGCGCCAGGAGCGACGGTGTATGTACCTGCCGAACCGATAGCAGCGACGCCGCCAAATTCGTTGTAGCCCACATTTACGGTGCCGACGTTCTGACCTTGCAGGATGTAGCGACTGGCGTTCGCTGTTACGTTCAAGCCGCCACTGGTCGTCGTCGCAGTGCCACTGCGATTGACCCCGGCGGGGAGGAAGCCGAATGCACGCGCGAATAGAACGTACAGCCCTTTCGCCAGCCCGGTTAGTGTGCCCGCTGCCGCTCCGGTGCGATCAGCGTAAGCCGCATCAGCGGCAGCGCCTGTCGCGTCACGGATGGATGTGAGCCGGGCGATCTCGGTCGTCTGGTTTGCCGCAGTAGCGTCGGAGGTTCCCCCGCCGCCGCCACCGCCGCCCGCTGTGTTATTAGCGATGCGATAGAGTAGTGTGCGTTCGCTATCTAATTCGTACGCCATAGCTACCAACTCCCTGTTTCTGGTTACTTATCAACGCGCTGGAATATCGACAAGCCGCGGGTTGGTGTTCCATGAGAAGTTACCGGTCTGTCGCAGCGCGGTGCCGTTGCCGAGATTGCCACTGTCGCAGTTCAGATGCCGGTCGATGCAGTTGCTCGTCCAGGTGGCGAGAACGCCATCGTCCCATGCACCAAACCAATCGGCGTGAAACGTCGAACCGGCAGGCATTCGCGCCATGCCGGGCATATCATCGGATGACAGGAACCAGCTATCCGCGCGCGCCTCATCGACGCTGTACCAGGCACCGAGCGTGAACGCCGGGATGATGTAAGGATGCGTCGCGGGACACTTCGGGTAGCCCCACGATCCGTAGCTTGTATCGGCGACGTGGTCGCGGTGGTTGGGGCTGTCGAGCCGCTTGCCGTCCCAGCACGGCGGCGAGCTGATGATCGCCCCGAGCCGTGCACCAGCCGGGCAGCCCTTCGCCGCTTCGGTGATCGTGTCGAAATGGCCCGATACAGCTTGAACCGTCGCGGTGCCAAGGCAATCGAAAAACGCGGAGCCGGTCGACGGCTTCCCGGTCATCACGTCATGGCCGAAGATGTAGCGCAGGCCGCGCGGCAGGGCGACACACTTTACCCCCATCGCCTGCGGACCTTTGCCGCAGCGGGGGTCATCGGCCGGGAGCCGCTTGTAATAATTCGACACGAAGTCGGGGCGCACGACATGACCCTTCCCGTCGAGCATCGCCGGGATCCAGTAGGCGCTACGGTTCAATATATTGCCGCAGGTGCTCTCACCCGCCGACCGGAGGCTTGCGTACGTGGAGAATGCATTCGTGCTGGTGTTGCCGAAGAACTGGTGGAGGTGCGACTTGCCTGGCTGCTTCGGCCACACGAGCGGATCGTTATAGCCGATGTGTCCCGGCTGACAGATGAAGCGGAATGCGCCGATCGGATCGGGGGCGTTGTCGGCCGGGACCGGCCACGGCTGAAGTAGGTTCGCGACGACATCCGGTGCTGTCAGCACAACAGCCGGTATCTTCGTGAAATCGGCGCCTAGCTCGGGTTCTTCAACATCGCCGACCGAAGCGAGAAGCTGCAGTACCCGCTTCTCGCGGTTGGCGATGCTGATGTCAGCCTTATCCTTGGCGCCCTTGAAGCATTCGATATCCTCGCGCAGCTTTTCGACGACCTTCGCCGTCCACACGTTCTGCCCGCTGTAGTTGTAGCACCCCTTGTCGATCTGTGCGGACGCTGGCGCGGCGGCGAACGCAGCGGCTATCGCGGTTAAGGCGAGCAGGAAGCGCATCAGAACACCCTCCAAGTATTAGTCGCCACCTTGCGCGCGCGCACCTGGCCGAACTGCGCCGACGTGGTCGCGCTCAGGCCGGTCGGGATTTGGAGCGTCACGCCGCTGAACGGGGCAAGCGTCACCGCACCAGCGCCCTCCTGCGAGACAGTGATAACGTCGCCCACAGTGCCGAACCGATCGCCTTCAGGCGGGATGGTTGCGACGATCGGTGTCGTGGTGTTCGCGTGGTTGGCCGCAAGGATACGGTTCATCTCACTACGCCGCACCGTCGCGTTGCCGGTGATGGTGCGGGCCACAGTGCCGTCAAGCTGCGGGAACTGATAGCCCGCGCTATCGACCCCCGCGCCGCCGATCAACGGCACCGCGCCGAATGGCGCGACCGTGCCGACGTACATCGCGCGTTCGTTGTAGACGACGTTGTTGCCGGCCTCGTTGAGTGCGTCCGCTTCAAGGATCATCGACAACGTGCTGTTGCCGGTGACGCGGATCGGGCCGTCAATGCGCCCGCCACCCGACGCCCGCGGGATCTTAAGAATGGAGGTAAGGGCGACGTTGGCGCCGATGTTGGCTTGAACGTGGCCGACCTTGTGTCCTTGACCGTCGAGATCGATGCCGCGGATGCCTGTGCGCGCCGCCTGCGCAGCGAACTGCAAATAAGCGCTCGCGATCGTGATCCCGGCCGACGCGGCGCGGCTGCGGAACAGCGTGGCGTTGTCGACAAGGATCGTGCTTTCGAGCTTCAACACACCGTCGAACGCGATCTTGTACGGCCCGCTGTTGCTGCCGTTGCCGTCGTCGCTGATCGAGATCGCCATGTTGCGGAACGTCTCGAACCGCGTGGTGCCAGAAAAAGTGATGATGTTTGCCTTGTCAGGCCCCGAGCCGAGAATGCGCATCACCGCGTCCGCGTCACCAAGCGGTCCGCCGCAGTTGTTCGCGGAAAAGTCCATGAACGTGCAGTCCCACGCTTCCCGCAGCGAGACTGCGGTGCCCGGAGAGCCGACGAAGCGGATCGGTCCGATGTAGGAGGTTGAGAGGAAATCTACGTTTAGCAGCAACCCCGATTTGATGTTCGGAGACGCACCCGCGCTGAGCTGAATATCTGACAGAACCATGCCGGTCTTGTGTGTCGCGCCGCTGTTGTCGCCGAGCACCCCGGCCATACTGACGAGGTCATTACCATCCGGGAATGCCGCGCTCTTGCGCAGGATGGTCGACTCCTTTGCCGCGCCGCGCAGTCCGCACTTGGTCGGGATGACGATTGTCTCGTCCGTTTCGAACATACCTCGACCGAGATACAGAATGCCGCCGCCGGTTGCCGCGAGTTGCTGGAGCCGCTTGTTGATGGCCGGTCCACTGTTGCCGGATGCGGATGGGAGCAATTCCACCATCGTCGCCACGCCACGGGGAGGCGCGATATTCACGGCGGCGGCGAGATACTGCGCGACGTCGTCCAGTGAAAGCCACACGGGATTGTCGCCCTGGTTGGCACGGATCATCTCCTGACCGGTGACCGGCGAAGTGTTGGGCGACGACATCGTTTGGTATCCCCTATTACACGAAAGGGCGAGGCATCGCTGCCCCGCCCCTCATATCGCGAAAGCGCGTATTACGAAAGCGGGTTGCTGGTCTTCTTGGTCGACTTGCGACCCGTCGCCGGCTCGCCACCCTCTTCGACTTCAAGCGCTTCTGCGCTGCCCTCGGCGACGATCGGCGCGCCTTCGGCGGTCGCATACGCGTCACCGACCTGCATGTCGCCGGCGGCGATCTGCTGCGGCGCAGTCGGGTTCGGACCCGATGGACCGATCGCCGCCATTACGACGGGCGCCGACGGAACGCGCGCGCCATCCGGATCGACCAGGCCGACATCCTTGGTCTTGCCCTTCAACGGCTTGTCGTCCTCGCCGTAGATCTTGTCGTCGAGATCGATCTCGTCGGTTTCGATCCACACCGGCGTATTAGCCGGTACGAGCCGGCCGTCGATGAAGCTGACGCCGGTCGTCACCATCTGCTTGCGTGCCATGATCTGTGCTCCTTAGAAGCCGGTGTTCGACGGCAGGTACGGCTGCCGATCCGTGTCCGCCACGATATAGGCCGACACCGCGCCGGCGGCCATCGTGCCGACCGTCGTATACCGGAAACCGATATAGCGCTTCGTGTTGTCGGGGATGACGATGTCCATCAGCGGCGGACCCGCCGACGTGGCCTGCGCCACCGCGACCGTATTACCGGTCGCCAGCACGTCCGGCGACGACAGATCGGCATTCGCCGACTGGAGCAGCTGGACCTGGACGCTGGTGCCGCCAGCGAACGTCTGCACCGCAGTGACCAGCGCCTTGCGCGCCCGCCCGCGACCGACGTTGGTCGCCGGCGAGAGCAGGTCGATGACGTTCGTCGAAACGGTGGTCGCCGCCGCGCCGACCAGGCTCTGTGCCTGGCTCGGGCGAAGCTGTGCGTCAGTGATCATAATTCTTCTCCCTATGAGGTTACCGCTTCGCGCCGGATCAGACGACCTGCGCCTCGTTGATCTGCATCGCGTCGGTGCGCAGGATCGGCACGCCGCCGAACGACGTCATGCGACGCCCGCCGACTTCCTCCATCGAGAGGAATGCGTTCTTCTGGTTGACCAGCTGACGCTGGAAAAACGCCTGCATGTTGCGGTCCATCAGGAAGAACGCCTTCCCGTTGTCCATGTCCTGCACGCGCGACTGCGCCTGGATCATTAAATCCTGGATGTCGGCGCCGGTCGAGCCCGACTTGGTCAGCGTCGCCGGATCGATGTTCGCGATGCGGACGGCATAGCGCCAGTCCTTGACCATCATGCCGCAGCGCCACAGCCAGTGATCGCGGAAACCGATGTACGGGTTGCCGCTGGCGTCGAGCAGCGTCTGACCACCACCGTTCTCGGCGGTGCCGGCTGCGTGGCTGGTCGCGTCCTCATGGAGCAGCCCGCCCTTTGTGCCCTTCGGGTAGATACCGGTGATCGTGTCCGGCCCCGAAACGATCAGCCAGATCGACCGCAGCGCCGCGCCGGTGCCGCCGGCGCTGATGACGTTGTTCGCGGTCGCCGACACGCCGGCGTTCAGCGAGTTGTAGCGCGGCGCGAGACCGGTGAACGACTTCGGATCCGCCGAGTTGTTGCCGTAGATCAGGGTCTGCGCCATGCGATGGCCCATGCCGATGATGTGCGGGCGACCTTCCTGCAGGCGATAGCCGGAGATGTTGCCCGACATGATCGCGAGTTCGCGATCGCACTGGCTGAAGTCCTCGAGCAGCGCGCAGGTCTCTTCGATCTGCGTGACGGCGCCCTTCGTGACGGGCACGCCCTCATTGATCGCGCGGAACGACGGCGTCGGCAACGCGGTGCGCGCGGCATCGCGGTGACCGGTAATGAGGTTGCCCTCACGCCAGTTGAACATTTCCAGGAACGGGTTCGTCTGCGTCAGGATTTCGCTGATATCGAGCAGCTTGCCCTGCGGATCGAGGACGGACAGAACGTCGTTAAGCGTCTGTACGCCGGTTGCGGTAACGGCCATCTATTGTCTCCCTATGCCGGCTTGCCGTAATACTTTTCTTCGCGGGTCAGCGGTGCAGCCGGCGTACCGCCACCGCGTTCGAAGCTCGTGTCCTCGCCGATTGCATTGCCTACGGCGAACGCGAACCGCAGCATCTGTGGATGGTTGCCGAGGCCATGCTGGTCGAGGAACTCGCGAAACCCTTCACCGCCGAGGCGATCAAGCGCTTTCGCGCTGACCTGCTGCACTTCGGCGAGCGAACGGCCCGCGTATATCTGATCCGCCTCGACGGGCTCACCGGCGGCGTTCGTGCCACCGACGACCGAGGCACGGGCATCGGTCGCCCAGTCCTTCGACACCTGCGCCGCGCGCGACGCCAGGTCATCGGTCATCTGCTGCTGAACGCTCGGCAGGACGCTCTCGGTGTAGACGCCGGCGAGCTTCGACAGCCCCTCGTTCGACAGGTTCAGCTCGCGCGCCAGCGGCGTGACCGCGGCGAGCGCCGCCACGTCGATCGTCATGCCTTCCGGCAAACCCGACAGCTCGTATTCGGCGTCTTCCGCCGGCGCGCCGAACATTGCCGCGTTCGCGGGTGGTTCGCCTTCGGGTTCCGCGCCGTCCGTCTGCTCGCCGTCGGGTTTCGCCTCGTCGACCTTCGGGTTCAGCAGCGAACCGTCATCCGGCTTCGACGGGCTTTCCGTAGTCGACGAGTTCGTATCGGACGAGCCCGGTGCCGGGGCGTCGGCCTTCGGCGCCGGTTGGGTCTCCGTCGTCTGCGAGCTCGGCTCGGGGGTCATATCGGACTGGTCGGGCATCGGGATACTCCATCAGGGCCTGGTGTTCGGCTGCCAGGATAGCAGCAAGCGCATCCGGCCGAGTGCTCTCGGCGGTCCGCAGCATGTCGAACGCCAGGCTCCTTCGTCCCTCGGCAAAGGCGAGGTGGCTTTTGGACCCGTACGCACTTTCTAAAATGCCTGCGGTGTTGATGACTGTAAAGAGAAATCTCTGGAATGCCGGCTGTAGCATCAGGTTCTCGATATCGCGCTTCGCGAGATCGGCACGCTTGTCGCTCATACCGCGCCCGCCGCCCCGCCCATCATCTGCTGAAGCAATGACGTGTCGCCGCCGACGTTCGTGCGCGACAGCAGCTCGGCAGCCTGCGCGCCTTGCTGCACGGCCGGCGCCATCTGCGCCATTTGCGCCGCCTGTTGCTGCTGCTGCATCTGCTGACGCATTTCCTCGACGACCTGGTCGGACCGGATAATGCGCGGCGGCGTGCCGGTGCCGGTCGCGAACTCGTCGATCGCCTGCTCGGCGTCGAACTTGATCCCGGCATCGGGGAACATGCCTGCGACAAACCCGACGAACCGCGCCGCGCGTTCGATTGCGGTGTTCTGCGCTGCCTTCTGCGCCTGTGCGAGCATCGACACGAAGTCGATCGTCAGCGGTCGACCCTGCAACTCCTTCGGCGCTGGCGGCACCTGGTTGAGCGACGTCAGGATGCTGAAGGCGCGATCGATCGCGACCTCCAGCTTCTCGACGTTGACGCGGTCGACAACCGGCCCAAGCTGCGTGTATTTCTCGTTCTCGCGCAGCGACAGCTCAAGATCGTTGCGCGGCTGCACGCCCTCCATCTGGCTGATCGCCATGAACATGTCGACGAAGAAGCACTCGTCGACGTCGCGCCGGACGGCTTCGTGCTCGTCGCGGATCGCGCCGAGGGTCTGGTAACCGAGCTCGAACATCGGCGCGACCTTGTCCATGTCCATCGCCGTGCCGAACGTCACGCTGCCAGGATCAAGCCGCAGCTTGTTGCCCGACATCCCGATCGGCGCCTTCATAGGCGGCTTGACCATCAGGTCGCGCGACCGGCCGCGGTTACGCGCGGTCAGCTGCATCTCGCGCAGATCCGGCAACGCGTAGAAGCCGGGCGACGAGGACGAATAGACCTCGTTACTCGTCGTCTCCCAACGCGGCGCCCAGAACGGCTTGCTGTCGTAGCCGCTGACGCGCAGCAGCTTCTCCTTCTCGGTGCAGCCTTCCTCCCACGACACCGACGCCCACGGCTTGTTGCCGGTGTCGATCTTGTCGGGATCGCGCTCACGCCGCGGCTCGATCGCGTGGATCACCGGGAACATCGTCTGGTAGTTACCCTTGTCGTACGCATCGACGACGTGCTTCGATACCTTGTCGCGCCCGTACGACTGCATCATCTGCATCGTCGTCAGGTACGAGCGACGGTAGAGCGTGTCGACGCGCAGGCCGTGATCGGTCGCGATCCAGTACTCGCCGGCGGTCAACGAGTGACAGACGGCGCGATAGTCCGGATGCTCCAGCATCACGCACGCCTCGATGCCGATCGTGCCTAGTTCGGCGTAGCCGGTCTTCGAGGCGTCGTAGAAATTCGTGCCGGCGAACAGGTCGTAGATCATCCGCTCGACCTCGGCGAGCCAGATCTTCACCGGCTCGTATTCCATCAGCTCGCGATCGCCGGTGGTCAGCTTGAACCACGGCAACGCTTGGCTGTTGAGCCCGGCCTGCATGCCGTTGGTCAGCGTCCGCGCAGCGCGTCCGCCGCGGCTGTCGCGCGTCGCCATGTTCGCGCGGCGCGGGCTATTTTGCCCGTTTGCGCGCTGCTGCGACATCTGAACCATCCCGCGCGCCGGGAGCGTCAGCTGGAAAATCTCCTGCCAGTCGCCCTCATACGGCTGCCGCACCGCTTGCATCGACGTCAGGCGCTGCTCGCACTTCTCACGGATCGTCTTGTCGTCAACCATTCCGGTTTGCCCTTACCACCTGCGCGCGTCGCGGCAATTCCTGCGCTGCCGTCAGCGCGACTTCGGCGATCACCTCGGGCGCCGGCGCGGCACCGCTCCAATCCATGTCGCGGATCGCCTTGGCGACCACCTCGACGTCACGCGGATCTGGTTCAGCCATTGCCGGTAACGCCGAGCGGGTTGCTGGTGGCAGGCATGCCGAGCGTCGCGGCCTGCATCAGCGCGGTCGACGACCAGCCGTTGCGGCGCTTCGCGCGATCGTTCGCACGCACCGAGGGGTCGCCGCCGTTCGGCAACACCGTTGCCGCGCGTTCGGGCGTGGCCTGGACTTTAGGGGTGCGCGGCGCACACATTTTGCGTCTCCTTGCGTCGCGGCGACCGCCGGTTGTTCGCTTGTTCCTTGCGCGTCGCCCACCGGCAGTTACCGGGTTCGTAGCCGCGGTCATTGTCGATGCGTTCGATCGTCAGCCCCTCCGGACAATCGCCCATATCTCGATGAAACGCTTCGAACGAATTGCGCCACTCGTCGCAAACGCGAATGCCGCGCAAGAAGTAATCCGCTTTTCGCGCGTGCCCCGGCTGCGTGCGATCGCGCATCGCTTTCCAGCATCGCCATGTCAGTGTGCCCTTCATGCCGTGACGCACATTGGCCTTTCCGACCGCTGCCATGTTATCGCGCGAGAAGCAGCCGCATGACTTCGTCTCGCCCTGTCGAAGGTATGAGCCTGTCGTTGTGATCGTCACTCCGCAATCGCAACGGCATATCCACGCAGCAAGTCCGCCACGAGAAGGCGCGCGACGCAACACGACCAGCCGCTCGAAGCGTTGTCCAGTCATATCGATCACCGCCGCCATGCCTACCCCTGCAACACGCGAAACCGCGCTTCCTCGTAATCGTCAGCGCCGCCACCGATCGTGACGTCAGCGTAACCACCCACATCGTAGCGCAACTTCGGAGTGGTGACCAGACTGTACAGGACAGCGTCGCCGCGATCCGGCGAACGCCCAAGCCGCTTCTTGATATCGTCCTTGCTCTCGACCTTGATCCCCGCCGTCGTCAGCTCCCACTTCGGCGCCGCGAGATCGGACAGCAGTTCCGCGTCATCGGGCAGCGCGATCGGGTTCGGGTTGCGGGGATCGAGCGCTTCGCGCATCCGCCAGTGCAGCTCGGCACGCAGGTTCACGAACCGCAGCAACCCGCTGGCGTCGTTGCCGAGGCTCTTGGCCGCACCGTTGATGGCGACCGTGTGGACGTTGCCTTTCGTCAGGAAATCGTAGGGGCTGGTGCCGATACCGACGACGTCGAGGTGAACCGGTGCCGCGTCGGTGCGGAAGCGGATGACCTGCGCTGCCGCCAGCGCGCCGTCGTTGACGTTGACGCCCTTGATCGCGAGGATACGGTCGAACCACGTCCCATGCCGACGCGAGATCACCATCTTGTCCTTGCCGGTGGCGCCGGTGTTGGACCCCATGTTACCGCCGCGCGCCGCGTCGACGCCCATGCTGTCCATCGGGCCTTTCGCATCACGCGATTGCCAGCGGCGCATTGCCGCTTCGATCCACTCGGTCGGGATCACCTGGTCTTGCGGATCTTCGACGCCGGCCATGAAGTCACCTCGTAGCATCTGCTCGCGCAGGACAGGCGGCAGCTGCTGAAGCTGACGCAGATACGCGCCATCCGCTGCCAGGAACGGGTTATCGGACAGATGCGCCGTGATGAACGTCCGGCTCGTCGGCGTCACGATATCCTCGATCGCGTAATCGGCCGGCTCGAACTCATAGACGGGCTTACCCTGCACGATGACGAACGGCGCGTTACCATGCTCGGGCGGCAGCATGTAGTCGGGATCGTCGCCGATCGTGGCGAACCAGCGCAGCTCGCCATCGCGAGCCGGGTTCGGGTGCTTCCGGTCGAGCCACGGCGCGAAGAACTTGATCACCCATCGCCCTTCGGCGGTCGTCGGCGGGTTGAATGTGAGGATGACGCGGGTCTTCTGCCCGGGGACGTGGGTGCGGACCCACCCCATCGTATAGCGGACCTGGCTCTCGCGCATCTGCGTGGCCTCGTCATACGCCTTCAGGTCGTAGTCGACGCCCTGCTGCTTCTCTTCGTCGCCCTCGTTCTCCATGCCGGCGAACTCGATGACGCGATCGACGTCGTCGGGACCGCGCAGCGCCCAGGTGCTGCCTTGGCTGGAGTAGCCGTCACGGCTGCCGAGCGAGAGCGCGATGTCCTGCACGAACTTGCGCGTCGTCACCTTTTCCTGCCGGATGATGAGACTGCGGCGGTGCGCGGTCGTCGCCAGCCCGCGGATCAGCGCCGACTTGCCGCCGCCGGCCGCGCCGCCATAGCCGATGATGTCGGCCTCGCTGTCATAGGCCATCGTCTGCTTGCCCTCGTTGGGCGTGAACAGCGGCTCGTAGCCGTTGACGATAGCGTCGAAGCGTAGCCGCTCGCTCGGCGTCATCGCCGCGACGAGCGTACGGATTTCAGCGGCGGTGTAGGGCACGCAGCGCGGCGTCCTTCAGCTCGCCTCCGATAACGCCTATCGCGCCGCACGCCAACGCGATGACGCTGCCGCCGACGGTGATCTTCAGGAACTCGACACCGGCTTCGATCACGACAGTAGCTCCTTCGCCTTGGCGTCGATCACGATATCGCGGGGCGCGATACGGGTACGCGTCGCCACATCACGCAGCATCGCCTCGGCGCGGTCCGCGGCGTCCGGTGCGGGCTTGTTGAGAGCCTGGCCATCGGTCGTCAGGTCGAGCTTCGGCCCGTAGGTCTTGGGTTTCAGCATCTGCGCGAACTTGATCTCGGCATCGATCCGCAGCTTCATCACCTTCGGGTCACGCGCCAGCATGGCACGCTCCAGCGCGACACCGGAGAGCCCGTCGAGCGGCACGACTTCGCCGAGGTCGGCAATGTGCTGCGCTTTCGTCAGGCGAGCCTCGATACCGAGTTCACGGGCACGGGCGAGTTCGCTTTGCAGATCAGGGTTGCGGCTGACCCATGTCCAGAACGTACCGCTAGACGGCATCCCGTCATCGTCCTGCAGGATCGTCGTCACCGCGCGCCCACACGCCACCTGCACGAACACATGATCGATCATGCGCTGACGCGTATCGGCATCGTAGGTCGTAGAAATCGGAGCACCCATCGCCGAAATATGCCCTTTCCCTCGTCAACACGCAAGCCTGCCAACGCTCTATCGAAAATCCGATAGACATCCCTGCGATTTCGCATTGAGCAAAATTTTCACCGGGTTTGTATGGCGGACCGGCGGGCGGGCAATCCCTTACGCGCACCCTACAGGTGCATAATAACTCCTACTATTACCATATTTCCATTTAACTTATAGAAAAAAGCTGTCCGCCGGTCCGCCACGTCAAAAACGACGTATTTCTGCGGGTTTCACGCCGGACAGCTATTCGGACAGCCGCCTGTAAAACCGTCCGCCTGCCCGCCCAAACCTGTCCGCCATCACAAAATCGCGATGCTCGACACTGCGCGGACAGCTCGGCGGACAGCGCGCGGACGGTTCGCGGACCGGATCGGACGTGCTTTCCGCTTGACAGTGTAAAGCGATAACGCTACGCCGCGCTATCACAATCTGGAGAACGGCGATGGACACGCGCGAACGTGAAGCCAAAATTACCGAAATAATCAAAGCAGCCGAGCGGATGAATATCGGCCCTGCCTGCGTGACGTGCCGCTTCGCACGAGACGCAAATTATTCGGCGCTAGGCTATTGCCGAAATCCCGTCGCGAAATTGGATGCGATCGTCAGCACGCAAAGTGTCAGCACGAGCTCTCGCCGAAAGCTGACCGATATGAGGTCAGCGACAGGCTTATGCGGACCGGAGGCGCTCTTGTATCAGCGACGAATGCTCTTCATCACGCCGTTTTGGCGACAGCCCACAGACGGGCAGGCAGTGCTTCATGCAATCCCGCAAATCATTTTCCTGGTTCTGATTTTTCTGGCCGCCATGACATGGGTGATGGCGTGACCGCCACCGATATCGCCGCAGCCGTCGACGCGCTGGCGCGTCGCCAGGCCGAGCAGGTCGCTCGCATTCGGGTGTGGGCACGGTGAGCCGCCGCGACCACGTCACGATCTCGTTGATCGTTCTCGGCGCTGCTTGCGTCTGCGCCGCCACCGCAGCGGTGATTGCTGCATTCCTGCTATAACCACGAAGGAGAGAACCGATGCCGTTCGAAAACGTACCCGAGCCACAGTGGGCGCGTGATGTCTATGAGCGCGATCACGACCTGACGCCTGAAGACCTGCAGCGCCGCCTCGACGGCTATTATGCCACCTCGTACACAACCGGCGAACCCGAGCGCGATGCTGCAGACGGTGCCTGGTCTCGCTGGGCGATGCCGCTGGCGATCGTCCTTGGCATCCTCTTCTGGTCGTCTCTGTGGAGCCTTGTCGAGCCCTACCTGCCCTGATACAACAACGCCACGCATCCCTGCGTGGCGAAGAGCGATCCTGCCCGCTGCCGAACCACCGGCAGCGGGTTTTCTTTTGTCACTCGGCGGCGGCTCCCACCAGCACCCATCGGCGATCGCGGTTCTTCCCGAACTTGTCCTGCCGGTAGCCGCATGCTTTCATCACCTTGCCGATCCGCATCTTGCGGCCGTGGTCGACGTCCCGGGCCGGGATGCCGAGCGCCGCGGTGAGGATGTCGGACGCAGCCAGTCCGCCCTCGACCTCGCCGTTCGTCCGCGTGCCCGTCACGTCGGCGGGTTGGCGCAACCAGCGCTCGACGAGCGGCACCCACGGATCGTCGATCTTGTAGTCGACGTGGACGTCCTTCGCGAGCCGCTCGGCGTCCTCCCACTGAATGCCGTCGATGCCGTAGACGACCGCCGCTTCGGCCCACAGCTGCGTGCAGTCGCGCCGGATCGCCTCGACCATGATGTCGCCGCACGTCGCCACCTCGGCAGGCAACCAGCGCCGCTCGCCGGTGTCGTCGGCGAGCAACGCCTGCACGTTGGTCGACCCGAGCAGCACGAACCGCCGCGGGTAGCTCGTCGTAAATTCCTTGAACTTCGGGATCCAGTCCTCGTGCGTCCGGCTGATCCACGCCTTGATGCTCTCGCTGTCGCGCGACCACAGACCGCGTAGTTCCTCCAGTTCGCACACCAGCCGACCGCGCAGCCGCCGCGACAGGTTGTCGTCCCGCGCTGTCAGGTCGACGTCGGTATAGGTCTCGACGCTCGGCGCCATCGCCTTGATCGCTGACGTCTTGCGTGCGCCCTGCTCTCCGTAGAAGATCGGCACCATGTCGGCCTGGCACCCCGGCGACCGCACCCGACCGGCGAGAGCGGTCCACAGGTAGCGCGACACGGCGCGGGTGTAGGCGGTGTCTTCGGTGCCGAAATAACGCGGCAGGAACGTCCCGATCCGCTCGACGCCGTCCCATTGCTGCCGTGATAGCCATTCCTGCGCGCTGTCGAACTCATTCTGCGCCGCCACGAAATGCACGGCGTCGCGCAGCATGTCCTTGCCGACGCCCTTCACGCCAATACGTTCAAGGATGATTTTGATACGGGTGTAATCGGCGTCGTTGAACGTCTGCCACGGCTCTTCGCCCGCCGGCGCTTCCCAGTCGCACCAGACGATCTCTTCCTTGAACATGTCGAGCGCGAGACGCGTCTGCGTGATATCGGGGCGCAGCAACAGCTTGTTGATGTTGTCGCTGGTGCCCTCTATCCGGTTCTGCTTGTCGCGCGTCAGCGCGGGCATGTCATGCTCCGACACGTCGATCTCCGGTATGTAATAGCGCGGGATGACCCGCGGAGTTCCGCCAGCGGATACTGCCGGCGGCAGCGCCTCGACCCGGGCCGGCAATGCCGAAAAACCGCTGCCGATATAGCCGGTCTTCGCCTGGAAGTCGTGATCGGTACGCGCGGCGCAGTGCGCGTGGAGGCACTTCATGTGCCCGCGCTCGTAGCCGCCGGTGCCCGCCATGAAATAGGCGGTCGACGTGATGCCGCTGTCGGAGGTGTGGTCGTCTTCGAACGGGCAGCGCAGGTAGAGCTCACCGTCGGGGCCGGTGTCGTAGACCTCCCACCGTTCGACGAGCCACTGGCCGAAGCTGTCGGTCAACGCGCCGTCGAATACAGCGCCGCTGCCTTCGCGCTTCGCGCGCGCGATCGTCGGCTCCCCGGTGGCGAACAACGCGACAAGCGTCGACCAGACGGCGTGCAGCTCGGCATCGGTCAGCGTAGGGATTGATGCCGGCAGCCCGGCAGCGCAGTCCCATTCGTACGGCACGCCGCTGTCGTGCATGCCGGCTGCGATGAACTGCTGCCCATCGCCGAGGAACTCGACGATCCCGCCGTCGACGGGCGCCACGCGCTTCGTCATCTCGGGTTCGTAGCGGAAAGCGAGCAGCCGCTTGCCACTATTCCCGCGCCGCCGGGCGGGCAGCACGATGCCGTCCAGCACGGTGACGATCATCTGCTCGATCGCGTCGGCCTTGTCGGGGTCAGGCACGTCGATATCGATCGCGCGCACCGCGCGTGCCTGGATGCACATGCCGTAATCCGGTTCCCGGCTCCAGCGATCGATGTCGGCGGACGACGCGTGGAACGCGGTCCACTTGCCGAGCCCGACGACTTCGCGATTGCGGTCGTAGACGCTCGGCGTCTTGCCGAGGCTCTTCATCGTCGACCGCTCCGCGATCGCGGCGTTCGGGTTGCTGACGACCGGCAGCAGGTGCTCGGTCAGGTCGAGGCGGTCGGCGAAATGCCGCCACGCCTCTTCAGGGGCGCCGTAGCGCATGTCGACGTTCTCCAGACGAAAGGTTACTTGGTAGCGCGGCGCTCGAGCTCGCACAACGGGATCTTGTAGAGCTGGTGGAGATGCAGCGCGCGCTCCTTCGGCAGCCACCCTTGCCGCTTGAAGAAGTGGATCGCCTGGCGGGTCACCCCCATCCGCGCCGCCAGTTCCTCGACAGCGCCGGCGGGCACATCGCGCGCCGCGCCGTCCAGGCCGGCGAGATGCAGCGCCTTGTCGATACCGGTCATCGAGTTCAGGATCTTCTCGTCGGGCGTCATCGGCTCGGTCTTTCCTCTTTGGCGTTTCGGTCTTTGTTGACCTCGGAATGGTAGATTTCGGGTGACGGGGGATCGCGGGGCGGTGTTGTCGGAATGCTCTCACCCACGATCCGTCTCCTTATTGCCGAGGGCGTCTTCGATGGCGTCGTATGTGCCGCAAACCAAAAGCTCGGGATCTTCAGCGTCGATCCACCACACGTTGTCGTTCGTCTGCTTGACCCGCATCAGCAAGTCGCGCGCAGCCTCCAACGCCTCCTCCAGCGCCTTAACCCGATCCCGCGTGTCTTGGGTGGGGGTGGGGAGAGTGATGGGCATCAATGGGCCGCGGGTGCATGGCTCGTCCTGATTGAACCGATCGGCTCGCTTCCCGCAGTTCTGACAATCGCCAAGGTAGAAGTCGCATACGTCGCGCTTCCACTGCACACGCTCCAGCTTATCCACCATGCTTCTCCCCGTTGCCCGCGCCGTGCTGGTGCGGGCTGGCGTGAAAGCCGTGCGCGGCCTTGCACGCGGCTTCGTCGTCGTTGGGATGGACGAACGTACCCCCTCCCAGCGCTGTCCGGTGCCGAACGCCAGCCGCCTTGAAGATAGCCGCGTCCTCGGCATACCAGCCCCAGCGAACGCCGCCGATCGTGCGGTAGCAGTCCGCACCGGCTTTCACGCCAGCCGCGTTTCTACTCCATGCGCCGCTCACGCTCCCTTCCCCCCGTGCTGGTGCGGATCGGTGGCGAGGGCGCACCGTAGGGCAGCAACAGCTTGGCGGTGGTTGTAGTCTGTCGCGAACCATATTGGCGATAATGCTTCAACCGCCCGCTCGATCGTCGCCGCGTCCAGCTTGTCCGGGGCGGAGCGCTGGTTCCAAGCGGCGATTGCGTCACGCTGCTCGTATGGCCACAGGTATGGCGTACGGTCTTGCATCTCGACAACGAAGCGCTGCCCTTCTGCTTCGCACTCATCGCAAGAGACATAGATGTCCGCACAGTCGGCCTGCACCTGCTCAGACGGGATCGTCAGTGACGCCTCGCCCCCGCAAAACGGGCACGGCTTCAATTCCCCGCTCACTTCCCGCCCTCCGTCTCGCCCGCGCCTGTGGTCGGGTTCAGGGATGCGAGGGCGAACCAGAGAACCTTGCACGCGGCGTGGATCGCCTGATCCTGATTGTAGGACAGCTTGCCGCGACACTTGGCATCGTCGGTGATCGCGTGAACGATCGTCTCGGCAATCCCCAGCGCCGGGGACCGCGTGATGAGACCCACAGCCGCGCCATGGATGATCGCGTGCGCGCCAAGCGCCTGATACCACGGCACGCCCGGCAATGGTGCCGTGCGGTTCTTCGCTTTCGCCAGAAAGTCGCCTTGCAGTGGGTAGTCGCAGAGCGCGTGCACTGCGATCATCGTCAGCAGACGGTTCATGCTAAGCTCTCCAGCCATGTGATCGTATCCATCCAGCGTTGCTCATCGTCGGCGTTGCATTCGAGGCAGCCTTGTGTCAGCCGCAGATTGCGGCGCGCTTCTGCGGTCACGGATGTTAGGGTCCGCTCCACCTCCTGCCCCATCGGGGCTTGCGGCGTAGGGGCGGCGGCGAGCGGGGTGTAGGCGATAATGTCGAGGTCATGCCTGCCTAAATATCCGTGCGCCCAACGCCCTCTAGGTTTGTTGTCATGTAGGTAAACGGGACCGCCTCGCGTCATTACGCGACCGCCGTCCCAATCACTTGGTTGCCCGTTGCCGTCGTGCGCCACCATGCCCGCCGGTATAGTCGGCGTCGGGGTGGCGTAGAGCGGCGTTACGGTGCGAAGGTTGCTCGGCTCCGGAATGTACGCGGGCTTGCGCAAGAGCGCCGGTTCCGCGCCTTTCTGCTCAATCCAGTAGCCGAACGGCTCGGCCCCATCCTGCGCCGTCGCACCGGGGGCGGGATAACCGCCATCTTCGGCATCCATTGCTCGACCGATCGCGGCAACATCTTCGGCGGTCGCCGGCTTTCCGTTGATGCGAATACCCTGCGCCTGCGATGCGTCCTGATCGCTAGGTGCGGGGGTGGCGGGCTCTACAACTTCGTCTCCAGGCAGAGGATGATCCGTCTCACGGTATACATATTCGTGGATGGGATTAGCGCAACCACAGCCGCTGATAAGACCGCCGCCTTCGATGCAGCAAAGCGCGGCTTTGTAACGAACCTTCATGCTTCCGACTCCTGTTCGGAGAAAGCGATGGCGTTCAGGCAGGTGTCGCGAATGTCTGCCCGCTGACGCTCGGCGAACTCGCGATGCTCATTGCGCGGCTTGTTAATCATGACCGCGATTCCCCGCGCTCCGATGACATCGTGGCTCCGCTTGTGCTCAACCGCACAGACTTTCATCGCAGTGAAATATTTCAAGCCTTGCGTAATCTGCTCAGACGCGAGCGGGGTTGCGTCGGTCATGGGTTGTGTCCTCCAGGTTCGAAAATCTATATGCCCGAAATCGCTATACCCCGTCAAGGGCTTGACAGCGTAAAGTCGATAGCGGATATCGGGCGTCGTTCAATCTGGAGGACGAAAATGGGTATCGAGAATGCGACCTTTCACCTGTTCAAGCCGTCGGGCAAGTGGGGCTACAGCGGACGCGGGCATCTGTCCGCTGACGTGTTCCATGTCTTCACGCATTTCGCGCAGCGGCAGCAGATCCTGCGCGATAACGGTGGCAAGATGCCGGGCATCAACGGCACGGGCGACGGTTATCATATTGTCGCGATCGGCGACGAGGATCTGGCGCACGGCTTCCCGCTGCACCTCAACGCGATGCCCGTCACGTGACCGCCCCGCGCTCCTACAAGACTGTGCTGCGCGCGATCGGCCGGCACAAGCCGGTGCCTGACAGCTTCCGTACAGTGAAGAAGCCGGGCGATCTCGTCATCGGGCGAACCGATCGCCCTGCGACCGTCATCCGAACCGCTTGACAGTCATCGCGGCACCCGTCATGGAAATGGTGTCCTCGCTTGGGGCACCGTTCTCCAGACGGTAAGGGGCGTCGCGATCCACCCTCGCGGCGCCCCTTTTTACTTGTTGACAACAAGCGATTAGCGGTTCAGGTTGCCGCTGTTTCTGGAGAACAAATATGACACAGCCATTGCGTGAACCCGCGCCACCCGAAGCCGGTGACTGGGTGATCTACGCCGCCGCGCGTCGCAATAGCCGGCACCCGCTCGGCGCGCCGTATGCAGCCGGAATGTTGAAGGAACAGGGCGTCGGCGGATGGACAGTCGAGACGCACGAGAAGGGTGGTCCGACGACCTTTGTCATCGACAACCGGATCCGGCGCACGTTCCTGACCCGCGGCGAAGCCGCTATCACGCTGCGCTACATTAACAAAGCCATCGCTGCGTTCGAAGAAGAACGCGACACCCTGCTCCCGCGCTACCAGGTACGGGTTGCCGGTATCCTTTCGATTTAACCACGGAGAACGAAGACCATGTACGAGATCAAGATCACCGCCACCACGCTGCCGGAACTCGCCAGCGCGATCCTTGCTGTCGCCGAGAATTACCGAGCAATCCCTGCAGGGGGCACCATCAGCGACACCGCACCCGCCGACGACAAGCCGAAGCGCACCCGCGCCAAGGCGGAACCGACCGGCGACGCGGCACCCGCTGCCAGCAAGCTCGAGCCGGCTGACGAGGGAAACGCCGGTGCGAACGCGGGCACGAGCGCAGCATCCGATACGGTCGGCACGTCACAGGACGATGGCTCGACGTCTTCGACTTCCACGACTGCGACGAGCGCTGCATCCCTTTCTGACGAGAAGCCCGCCGCCGGCCCGACGCGCGATGACGCGATGTCCGTTGCGGTCAAGTTCAGCCAGAAGCACGGTACCGACGCACTGGAAAAGGCGCTGGAGAAGGTTGGCGCGAAGAAGTTCAGCGACGTCGGCGCGGACAAATATCAGGCGTTCATCGACGAGATGAACGGTGTCGACAAGGCAGCCAGCGCGCTGTCGTGATATCGGGGTGCGGCGCTTTCGGGCGCCGCGCTTCCGGTGAGGGGCGGGACGTCTACCCGCGGGGTCGATTTAGATTTCACCCCGCCCCTCTCCCGAAGCACCTGGAGGACGAACAATGAAAATCATGATCGAAGTGGACGGCACCAACCCACGGACTGGGGCGCCTGACGTGGCATATCTAACCGTGGTGATCGACGATCTGCTGATTCGGTCGGTTCGAGGTAGTCGAAAAGCATACATCATGCAGGAAGTCGGCAACGCGATCGACAAGCTGCTAGAAACGGAAGGCGTATTGCAGTGACCGAGGTCGTCGAGAAGAAGCACGCCGTCCTGTCGCCGAGCGGCTACAGCCGGTGGTCGGCCTGTCCCGGTAGCGTGGCGCTCGAAGCGCCGTTCCCGAACCGCGGCAGCCACTATGCACGCTATGGCACCGCGATGCACGAGATCGGCGAGAAATGCCTGCTCGGCGCTGGCGATGCCGAGCAGTTCGTCGGCGATACGTTCGTCGTCGAGGGGTACGACATCGTGGTGACGATGGAGATGGCCGACGTCGTCAACGAATACGTGTCATACGTTGGCACGTTCCTCGATGCCGCGGCGGGCGATATCATCATGCCCGAGCAGCGCGTGCCGCTGACGCACATGACCGGCGAGGAAGGTGCCGAGGGCACGTCGGACGTCGTCGGCTTCCGCAAGCGCGCGACCGGCGGCTGGACGATGGTCATCATCGACCTGAAGACCGGGCAGGGCGTGCCGGTGTTCGCCAAGGGCAACGGGCAGCTGCGCATGTACGCCGGCGGAGCGCTGCGCAAGTTCAGCGCGCTCTATGACGTGGTCGACGTGCAGATGGTCATTATCCAGCCGCCGCTGAAGATCGTCGACGACGAGACGCTGACGGTCGACGAACTGCGCGCGTTCATGGATGAGGTATCGATCGCCGCCGGACGCACGCAGATCGGGGGCGTCGAGCTGGTGCCGGGCGAGAAGCAGTGCAAGTTCTGCCGTGCCAAGTCGACCTGCCCGGCGCTGCGTGACGAGGTGCTGGCGACCGTCACCACGATGACGCCTGGCGCGTTCCGCAATCTCGACGATGATATCGCCGCGCTGCCGAAGACCGTGTCGGCGGAAATCAAGGTGGCGGATGACGGCGAACTGCTCGCCGCGCAGATGCGCAGCCTCAAGCTGGTCGAGGACTGGATGAAGGGTGTGCGCGCCGAGGTGGAGCGGCGGCTGTTCGAAGGGCAGCCGGTGCCGGGCTTCAAGGTGGTGCAGGGCAAGCAGGGCAACCGCGCGTGGAGCGATCCCGATGCCGCGCTGGCGGCGCTCAAGAAGGTGCCGACGCTGAAGATCGACGACGTGGCACCGCGCGCCGTGGTGTCGCCGACCGCTGCCGAGAAGCTGCTGAAGGGCGACGAGAAGCGCTGGTCGAAGATCGCGCCGCTGATTACGCAGGCACCCGGCAAGCCGTCGGTCGCGCCCGCCAGCGACTCCCGTCCCGAGTATCAGGTCGTCTCGACGGCCGACAGCTTCGCCACGCTCCCCGCGGCGGAAATCCCCTTGACAAGCGAAAGCGGCAAGGGCAAACCGAGCGTGCAGGATCTGCTCTCGTAGAGCCTGTCTTTTGGAAGCTACGACACAAGGAAGCTACGACATGAAGGTGATGTTGATCGATACCCCCGCCGACCCCGTCCGGTTCGGCTTCGCGCATCTGTTCACGAAGCGCCCCGGGATGAAGAACCAGGACGGCTCGACCTCCGAAGCGAAATACGAACTGACACCGATCATCGTGCCGGGCGGCGACAACGCCAAGCGCGTCGAGGAAGCGATCGTCGCGGTCGCCAAGGAGAAGTGGGGCGACAACTGGCGCGATCTCTACGCCGAGTTCGCCGACGACCAGAAGGGGCTGCGCAAGGGCGACGGCAAGCGCAACCAGTCCGGCGAAACTTATGATGGGTTCGCGGGCAATCTCTTCGTCACTGCGCGCAACACGAACCGCCCCGGCGTGTTCAACCGCACCGCGGCGCCGGTCGTCGAAGGCGACGACGGCGCGCCGTACAGCGGTTGTTTTGGCAACGTCGAGATCGACGTGTGGGCGCTGAAGAAGCAGGGCGTGAAGAAGCGGATCGTCATCGATCTGCTCGGTGCACAGAAGACGCGCGACGGTGATGCGTTCGGCGCCGGCAGCGCGCCGTCCAAGGCGTCCGCGTTCGCCAATCTCTCGGCAGCGGATGACGCCGACGAGAAGCCGAAGGCGACCAGCCTGCTCGGCTGACACGGTGCGGCGCCTTCGGGCGCCGCGCTTTCGGTGAGGGGTGCATCGGGCCGCTGACGAGCGGATAGGCCGACGGCCTGCTTGAACGACAGGCGCACCCCTCTCCTAAAGCGTTCTGGAGAACATCGTGGAAATCTGGCGCGACATCCCCGGATACGAGGGGCGCTATCAGGTCAGTGACGAAGGGCGCGTACGGTCTCTTGATCGACGCGTTCGTCTTTGGACGCTGCAAGGTGGTGAGCAGTTTGTCAAAAAAGCAGGTCGGGTGCTAACCCCCGGCGTTCTATCGACAGGACATCTCTACGTCTTCCTCGGGCGGGGCAATAGGCGGGCGGTTCATAGGCTCGTGCTAGAGACGTTTGAAGGGCCATGTCCCGCCGGTATGGAATGTCTGCATGGACCGGATGCAAATCCCGCTAACAATCACCAAAATAATCTTCGGTGGGGGACACGAAGCGAAAACTTGAAAGACGATTACGCACGAGGCGTCCGCACGCCAATGGTGTATCTATGACTATTTTGTTTCTGGATATCGAGAGCTATTCCGATATCCCGATCCGCGACGGCACGCACCGCTATGCCGAGAGCGTCGAGATCACCGTCGCGTCTTGGGCGTTCGATGACGAGCCCGAAGACGTGGTCGACCTGACGCTCGGCGGTGGGTTGCCGCGGCGGGTCGTCGACGCGATCCGCGATCCCGCGGTGACAATCGTCGGCCACAACTTTGGCATGTTCGACCGCGTCGTGCTGCGCGCGGCCGGGCTCGACATTCCCGCCGATCGGCTGTGGGACACGATGGTGCAGGCTCTGGCGCATGGCCTACCGGGCAGCCTCGAACGGCTCGGCGACATCTTCGGCATTAGCGAGGATCAGGCGAAGCTCGCCAGCGGGAAGCGGCTGATCCAGATGTTCTGCAAGCCGGCGCCGAAGAACCAGACAGTGCGCCGCCGCACCCGGTTGACTGATCCGAAGGAGTGGGCCGAGTTCCTCGATTACGCGAAGCGCGATATCCCGGCGATGCGCTTCCTCTACCGCAACATGCCGCGCTGGAACTATCCCGGCGATCGCACGGCGAACGGCTACCGCGGCGAGTACGACAACTGGCTGCTCGACCAGGCGATCAACGATCGCGGGATGTGCGTTGACACCGATCTGGCGCGCGCGGCGATCGACGCCGTCAACAAGGCGCAGAAGGTGCTCGACGCTCGCACCGCCGAGATGACCGATGACGAGGTGGCGCGCACCTCGCAGCGCGACAAGCTGCTTGCGCATCTGCTCGCCGAATACGGCGTCACGCTGCCCGATATGGCGAAGACCACTCTCGAGCGACGGCTGCACGATGACAATCTGCCCGACGCGGTGCGCGAGCTGCTCGCGAACCGGCTGGAGAGCAGCACGACGTCGAACAGCAAATACAACGCGCTGCTGCGCGGCGTGTCGCGCGATGGCCGACTGCGCGGCACGCTCCAGTTCTGCGGCGCCGCGCGCACCGGCCGTGATGCCGGGCGGTTGTTCCAGCCGCAGAACCTGCCGCGACCCGATATGGCGGCAGCGGATATCGAACACGGTATCGCGGCGCTGAAGGCGGGCACCGCGCACCTGCTGTTCGACAGCCCGATCAAGCTGGCGAGCAACGCTATCCGCGGTTGCATCGTCGCCGCGCCCGGGCGCAAGCTGGTCGTCGGCGACTTCGCGCAGATCGAAGCGCGTGTCCTGCCCTGGCTGGCGGGTGAGCAGTGGAAGCTCGATGCGTTCGCCGCCTATGACGCCGGCGAGGGGCCGGATCTCTACAAGGCGACCGCGGCGCGCGTCACCGGTAAGCCCGTCGACGAGGTGACGAAGCCCGACCGTCAGCGCTATGGCAAGGTGCCCGAGCTCGCGTGTGGCTACGGCGGCGCGAAGGGCGCGTTCTTGTCCATGTCCCGCCTGCTCGGCGGTGACGAGATGCCGGAAGCGCAGGCCAAGGAGATCGTCGACGCGTGGCGCGCGGCAAACCCCGCGATCGCCGACTGGGATGACGGGCTATGGGCGCTGCTGAACCGCGCTGCCTTTGACGCGATGCGGTCACCGGGTCAGGTGTTCTCGGTCAACGGCAAGATGACTTTCGAGAAGTGGCGCGCGTGGCTGCGCTTCACGCTGCCGAGTGGACGCGCGCTCTGCTACGCGGATCCGCAGATCATCGAAGACCCGCGGATGCCGGGCAAGATGACGCTCTCCTACATGGGGCTGAACAGCTATACCCGCAAATGGGAACGGCTGACGACCTACGGCGGCAAGCTGTCGGCGGACGGTACGCAGGCGACAGCGCGCGATCTGCTATGGCACGCAGCGCAGAACGTTGAGCGCGCTGGCTATCCGATCCTGACCCGCATCCACGACGAACTGGTGACCGAACCGCTTGACAGCGACAAGTTCAATGTGGCAGGGATGATCGCCGAGATGACCCGCCGTCCGTGGTGGATCGACGATGCGCTGCCCCTCGCCGCTGACGGCTTCGAGGGACCGCGTTATCGGAAGGACGGCTAACTGGAGAACGGCTGTGGATCAGCAAGATCAAGCGGATCGCATAGATGCGCTGCTCGATGAGTTCGAGAATGCTGTGATTGAGTATCGCGAATACCAATGCGGCGAGACCGGCGATCGTTATGACAAGGCACGCACAGCGATTGCCGACGCGCTGGTCAACGTATGAGCGACCTCGGCTATTGCCCCGACTGCAACGCCCCCGGCGTCGGCCGTCGCCGCGGCACCGTCTATTGCCTGAACGGCCACGGCCATGCGCCGGACGCGTTCGTGCATCGCGTCACGGCGCCGCGCGTCAAGGAGCAGCTCGTCGAGAGCTATCTGGTGCAGCGCGTCAAGGAGACCGGTGGCACGGTGCGCAAGGTGCGATGGGACGGCCACCCCGGCGCGCCGGACCGGTTGTGCGGCTGGCCGGGACGCCACGGTCTCGTCGAGACGAAACGCCCGCATGGCAAGGCGGAAGCTCACCAGGCGCGCGAGCATGACAAGCTACGCGCTATCGGATTTCGCGTTGACGTGATCGACACGAAGGAAGGCGTCGACGCGTACGTTGCGGAGATGACGGGATGAGGGTGCTAGTAGCTTGCGAATATAGCGCAACGGTGCGGGATGCGTTTCGTGCGCGAGGACATGATGCCTGGTCGTGCGATCTCTTGCCGACCGAAGGTGATCCGTCATATCATTGGCAGAAAGACTGCATCGACGTTGCTACGCTGACAGACCATTTCGGAAATTGGGATTTGATGATCGCTCATCCGCCCTGTACCGACTTGGCCGTCAGCGGCGCGCGGCACTTTGCCGAGAAGATTGCGGATGGCCGACAGCAACGGGCGCTGGACTTCGTGCAGGCGCTGCTTGAGGCACCCATACCACGCATCGCTCTAGAAAACCCCATCAGCGTCATCAGTAGCAAGATCCGAAAGCCGGACCAGATCATTCAGCCGTGGCAGTTTGGACATGGTGAAACGAAAGCGACCTGCCTGTGGCTGAAGAACCTGCCCCCGCTGACGCCGGTCAATGTCGTCGCGGGACGCAGCGACCGCATCCATAAGATGCCGCCCGGACCCAACCGGTGGAAGGAACGCAGCCGCACTTATCAAGGTATCGCTGACGCGATGGCGGATCAGTGGTCGCGCGCGGTGCTTCTCTCGTGACCCGCATCCCCTTCACCCCGCGACCATGGCAGCCGATGATGATGGAGCATATCGCCGAGCATCGCCGCTGCGCGCTGTTCGCGAAGATGGGATCGGGCAAGACCTCGGCGACGTTAATCGGGCTGCAGGCACTGGATCTGCTCGACGAAGGACCGGCGCTTATCATTGCGCCGAAGCGCGTCGCGAAGAACACATGGCCCGCCGAGGTGAAGCGCTGGAACGAGACGGCGCATCTGCGCGTCGAGCCGATCGTCGGCAATCTCACCGAGCGGTTCCAGGCGATCGCCCGGCCGGCGCAATTCTACACCACGAATTACGAGCAGCTGCCGTGGCTGGTCCGACACTTCGGTCGCAACTGGCCGTACCGCACGATCATCGCCGACGAAAGCACGAAGCTGAAGGGGCATCGGCTGCGCAACGGCGGCGCGCGCACTGACGCGCTGGCGAAGGTCGCGCACCGCTACGAGAACCGCTTCATCGAGTTGACCGGCACGCCGTCGCCGAACGGGCTGAAGGATCTGTGGGGGCAGCTCTGGTTCATCGACCGCGGCAAGCGCCTCGGCACCAGCTTCGACGCGTTCTCGCAACGGTGGTTCCGTCCCGATCCGTCCGGCTACGGGCTCGAACCGCTGCGTTACGCGCAAGAGGAAATCCAGAACGCGATCCGCGATATCGCGCTGACGGTCGACCCGGCCGACTGGATCAAACTCGACCCGGTCATCGAGACCGATATCGTGGTGCCGCTGCCGGCAGCGGCACGCGGCGTCTACGAGAAGATGGAGCGCGAGATGTTCTTGGAGCTCGAGCGCAGCGGTGCGCTGCACGAGATCGAGGCGGTCAACGCCGCGGTTCGGACGAACAAATGCCTGCAGATCGCCAGCGGTGCGCTCTATCTCGGCGATGCCAGCGACGCCGGTCCGCGCGAATGGGCGGATCTGCATGACGCGAAGCTGGAGGCGCTGGAGAGCGTCGTCAACGAGGCGGGCGGAATGCCGGTGCTGGTGGCGTACCAGTTCAAGAGTGATCTCGCGCGGATCCTGAAGGCGTTCCCGCAAGCGCGCTACTTCGACGATAGCCGCGAGACCGAGGACGCCTGGAACGCCGGCCGTATCCCGATCCTCGTCGCGCATCCCGATAGCGCGGGGCACGGCTCCAATCTCCAGCACGGTGGCAACATCCTCGTCGACTTCTCGTCGGGCTGGAACCTGGAGAGCGACGACCAGATCATCGAGCGGCTCGGGCCGATGCGTCAGTATCAGGCCGGCTATGACCGCCCGGTGTATCGGTATCGCATCATCGCCGAAGGCACCGTCGATGCGATGGTCAAGGAACGGCGCACCTCCAAGCGCCGGGTGCAGGACATTCTCCTGGAGAATATGAAAAGGAAGGGATTGGTATGACTGAATTAAGTGACACTCTTGCCGAGCGCGGCGCACGTTACGGTTCGTTCGAAGACCACGCGGCGATTGCGCAGAACATTCAATTAGCGATGCGCGGCACTGACACTCATCCCACTCGATGGGATTACTTGTCGCCTGATATGGCGCAAGCGCTGACTGTCATCGCCGATAAGATCGCCCGCATCCTAAACGGAGATCCTACCTACCTCGACAATTGGCACGACATTCAGGGTTATGCCCGGCTCGTCGAGCAGCGTCTGGAGAAGAGAAATGCCTGAACTGACGAGACCTCCAAAGACGCCGCGAGAGTGGCTGGAAAATGTGCGCTCGCGCGGCGGCATCGACGCCGAGTGGGCGCATTCGTTGTTGCGCGGCGCGAAGCTGGATGACCCGCAGGTCGTGGTGCCTGCCCCAACCGGAGATTTGATATGACGGAGACCGCTGGCGTCGGCCATAATGGCCTTGCCGCCGATGAGGTGCGTCTGCTTGTAGAGCGGCAGGAACGGCTGATCGAAGAACGTAAGGGGCTGAACGACGATATTCGCGACGTCCGCGCCGAAGCGAAGTCGCGTGGCTACGACCCGAAGATGATCGACTTTCTGGTGCGCGAGCGCAAGAAGCGGAAGGAGGATCGCGACGAGCAACGCGCGTTGCAGGAAACCTATCTCGCTGCGTTGGGGATGCTGTGATGACGCGCAAGCAAGCCGTTTCGCATTCGAATATGCGCGGTCGCGGACCGGCGGTAGAGCCGCCGCTCGACGTCCAGCGCGTCGAGCCGGAACTGACCGCGCCGTGCTTCTTCTGCGGCGCGCGCGGACCGTGCAAACACGGCAACAAGCACCGGGTTCACTGATCGGCGGGATCGGGCGTGCGCGCTGCCGGGCAATCGAACGGAAGCGCCACGCCCTGCCGGATCAACGACCGGCACAACCGCCCGCCCGCCGCCGACAGGCGCTCGCCCCACGTCTCCACGGCGACGCTATAGCGTGCCGCCGCCGCATCGCTGGTTAGGATGTCATCGCTTGGCCGCGGCTTTGGCTCCTGCAACTCCTTGACCAGCGCCGCAGATACGCTTGAAGGCGTCGCTGGTCGCGCCGGTTTGACGCAGCCGGGCGCAACCAAGAGCAACGGTAGCAGGGCTAGGGGCAGCGCTGCGCTGCGCGGGCGGGACAGCATCGATCGCATCGGTCAGTTTCTTTCCCATCTTCTCGACAGCGGTATCGTCTACCAGCCGCTCGACAGCCTCGGTTTCCAGATCCTGGTTGCGGCGCTCGACGCGTTCGATCGTCGCGTTGGCGTCCTTCAGTTGTGCCTTATATTCGTCGCGCGATGCCGCGGCGTCGGTCCACATGAGATAGAGGAACGCGATCGCCAGCACCACGCCGACAGGCAGGATGATGCGCAGGTACGTCACCGACGCTCACCCGTCGGCGCGCTGTCGAGTAGCGCAGGATCGGGCGGCGGGCCTGCCGGTGGCGCGACCGGCACAGCACCCGTCTGCTCGGTCACCTTGGCATTCGCTACGCCCTGGTCCTTCAGCCGGATCGCGCCGGCGGTCGCACCGATGCACGCTGCCAGTCCCGCGGGGAAGGCGAGGCTGAACTCGGTGACCGACACGTTCTTGATCGTTCCGGCAGCGACGAACGCCGGCACCGACACCGCATAGATCGTGGTGCCGAGCGCGCCAAGGACGCGCTGCACCTCGTACTCGCCGCCGATGCCGCGCAGCATGTTGAGGATGCTCATAGCCCCACCCGGTTCGCCAGCCAGCCGAACAGGAAATCTTCGTTCGGCGCCCGCCGGCGCGCAAGATCGAGATAGCGCGCACCTTGCGAGCAGTTGAGCCCTTTCAGCACGGCGTCCTCGGCCGCGAGCCGACCGCGCGCCGCGATCAATCGGCCGAGCGCGCCGACAGTCGCCGGCCCGATCTTGCCGTCTTCGGCGATGTCGGCATAGTCCTTGCCCTGTCGGTTCAGTCCGTTCAGCCATTGCTGAAGCCATACCGCAGGAACGCCGACGCCCATATTGACGCCGGTGTCGAACAGCTCTTCCGCGATCGGCGGGCTAATCTCATGGATCTTCGCGAAGCCGGGCCTCACGAAATACTGATCGGTGTAGATACGCTTCGCTTCGTCGCGCGACAGGTTGCGCATCGAACCATTATAGCCGTTCAGGCTCGCCACCTCGGCGGTGATCCCCCACATGGTTTCGCCGCCGCGGTCTGACGGATGGTTGCTGTAGCCGCCTTCCTTGCCGATCGTCGCGTCGATGATGCTGCTGATGCTCACGGCTTGCCTCCGATTGTGCCTTCGACCTTGCCGGCATGCGGATCGATCTTCGCATCGATGCGCGCCGGCGGGGCAGGGATGAAGCCGGATGCACGCCCGGCGAGATAGATGGCGCTGAATACGCTGGCGACGGCAACGAGAAACGCGATCACCTTTGGTAGCGCCGCAACCGCGTTCATCATGCCGGTGCGACGTTGAAGATCCGCTTCGAGCGTTGCGATACGGCCAGCCATTGCCGCCACCGCTTCGTGTGTCCGCTGTTCCTCGATGCGTGCCAGGCGTTCCAGCATCTTCGTCTGCGTGTCGGTCATCATCCGCACGCTCTCGGCAAGCTGCCTGATGACGTCGAACTGAAACCGAACGTCGTCCGGTCCCTGCTGTAGCATCCGCGCTATAGGGTCGGTCATCAGATCGTCCAGGTGAGTGTTTGCAGACGAACGCCCTTCGTGCCTGTCGCGCTGAACGGCGCGCCTGACACATCCTTGAAAAGCGAGATCGTGCCATCAGTCATAATCGTCGCCGAACCCATCTGGATACCACCCGCGGCGTCCTGAACAATGCACGGCACAGTCTTCGACGCGGCCGGCCATACGGCTTGGGGCAACCCGATGATCGTAGCCGTGGTCGCGTTGCTGGTGCCGGTCAGCGGCGGAACATCCATCGACACCTGCTTGCCCTGCTTGATATAGCGGGCACTCCCCACCGGCGGAGCGGTAACGCCGTTTAGCTGGATCTGCGCGGTGATCTCGTCCTGCCCTGCGAACTTGCGAAGATCGATCGACCCTCGGGTTTCGTCAAGCAACACCACGCCCGAGTTGACGTTGTTCGCGTGATACGACAGGCCGACCGGCCACAGCACGTCGGTTCCTGTACCTGTGGGCAGGAACCGGCTGTTCGCAATCGCACCGGCGTGGACAACGATCGGGGCGCCTGTCGAGTCGACTGCGCTGACGTAGATATGTTGGTCGGGATTGCCGCCTGACCCGCCGGCGCCGTTGTTGTAGAACGTCACCGCGTTGATATCGAAGCCCGCCATGTACGGCATATCGCAGAAGATCGTCGCCTTTCGGCGGATGATGCCGCCGATCGCCGCCGACGCGCCGGCGGCGAGCAGCCGCGCGTTGTTTTCGAACGTGCTGCCACGCAGGCTGAACCCCTGGATACCGAACCCGCCGGTGAAGCGGATCGCTTCGTACCCGCTATCTTCGACGCTGATATTGTCGAGCGTCCAGCCGGTAGCGAGATCAACGAAATCGTGCTTGAAAAAGACGCCGTTGCGGCCGTTGCCTTTGAAAATATTCCTGTTGTTGAACTGCCACTGATTGACGTTGCCGATCGTCTCGATATGGAGACCGTCGCGCTGACAACCGGTGAAATTGCAACCGTCGAACACGTTCCAGATCGAACGGCTATAGCATGCTACGCCGTCACGACCCTGAAAAAACCAGACGTTACGAAAGTGATGGCTGTCGTTCTGCCACTGCCCGCCATCACCGATGCCGTTGAGCTTCAGCAAATCGCATGCGCCGTAAGTACCCGGCGCGCGGTTCTCCAGCCAGAGATCCTCGAGCTCAAACCCGACGATATGATTTGTCTGCGCCGTCGGCGTCGCGCTGCCGAGCGTAAAGATCGGGGAATTATCGACGTTCTCGAAATAGGTGAGCTGCTTGCCCTCCCCGCGGATTGATATGCCGTTACCGCCTTCGATGTTCACCTTCGAGCGGTAGCGTCCTTTACGCGCGACGATGCCCCGCCCGGTGCCGATCGCCGCTACGATATACGGCGTCAGGTCGGTGGTGTTCGTGCCGGCCTCAACACCGGCCCACAAGTTGCGCGGGATCTTGTCGTAAAGGTTCAGCGGCTGCCGCCGTACGACATCACGGAACGTGTTAACTGTGCTGCCGGGTGCCTGCTCTTCGGCGCGGTAGACGATCAGCGAACCGCCGAGCGTCGGATCAGCCAGGTCAGAACGCAGCGCCCCATCAGCGCCGGTGCCGGTCAGCGCGACCATATCACCGGCTGCGTCGAAGCCGAGCACCCGACCGACGCGCTGCGCGATACCGGGTAGCGACGCGCCTGCTTCGCCGAGCGGGGTGCGGATCGAACGCGACACTTCGCCTTTCAGCCAGATGTCGCGGATCGCGGCGCGATCGAGATGCGGGTTGAGCGCATCGGGAAAGTAGGGAGCGAAACGCGCGAACTGCGCTGTCTGTTCGAACGATGGCGCGCTGGCGACGTAGACCACGGCGCCAACAGGCAGCGTCGCCGATACGGTGCCGGTTCCGTCGCTCTGCAACGATACAGCGTAGGTGCCGACCGGCTGCTCTGCGCCATCCGCGATCAACGTGACCTCGCTGGTGTCGACCGCGATGAAGCCAAACGGAAACAGCTGTGCCGCTCCGGTAGCCGTATACGGACCCGAGAACGCTTCGGTGCTGTTTACGCTCATCGCTTGTCATCCTCGATCTTGCCGCGGGTCAAGCCGGCGTACCAATCTGCGATCGACTGCGGTTCTACCTCACCCCGTTGATACTGCCAAAGGAATTTGGTCGTCTGCCCCGGCTGCCCGAGTGGCGTATGCGTCAACGCGCCGACCGCATTCGCAAGACCGGGCACCGCGTCGGGTGTGAAATCCTTCTCGCCTTGCTCGATCTGGTAGAGCCGCGTCGCCGACTTCGTCATATCTTCAAAGATGCGCGACACCGGCGTGCCGCCGAATGAGGCATATTGACCCGCCATCTTACGTTCTCCGAAGGTGGCCGCGTCGCGCGCGAACGGGATGCCCGAGAACATACCGAAGCCGACGTTGCGCGCCGCCCACTTGATCGTCGCCTGCGGCATTCCTTCGGGGTCTTCCTTGTCCTCCTTCGGCCAATCGCCGGATAGAAGCGCGTCGGTCAGCATCTGCGCGACGAGGAAGAAGAACGTCAGGTTCGCCGCGCGCGTCCAATCCTTTCGCTTCACGCCGCGCGCGGCCTCCCACTGCGCGTTGAACAAGACGTTGAACGGGGTATAGAACATGACGAACAGCTTCTGCGCCTCGCTCGACGGTGCCTGCCATGCTGACAGATCCTTGGCACGACCGCCGCCCTGGCTGGTAACGACCATCTGATCGGCGTAGCGCGACGCCTGCTCGTCGGCCATGCCCTCGTTGACCGCCTTCGCGTGCGCCGTCAGCCACGTCGGGATGCTGACGATGTGCAGATCGATCATGCCGATATGCCACATCGACCAGGCGGTGACGCTGTCCATGTAGCTGTGCCGGCCTGCCAGCTTGCGGAACGCCGTGTCGACCTCGACGCTGCTCTCGCGCAGGCGCCTCTGCATCTGCTCGCTGCGCGAGAACACGAAGTTGTGGACCTCGCTCTGCTTGCCGGCTGCCATCGCCGGGATCGCCATAAGCGTCCGGCGCATGTTGTTGACCAGTCGCGGTGTCTGCTTTCCGCCGAGGCGTGCGAGGCTGGCGGTCAGGCCGCTGACCTGCGCGACGCCGGTCGAGAAGCGCAGCCCCATGCCGACAACGGTGATGCCCTGCCGGGTGTAGCGCAACACCTTTTCCATGAACTTTGCACCGTCCATGTTGACGTAGGAGGTGATCTGACGTTGCAGCCACGGCGCGAGCTGGCGCCGGTACTCGCGCCCGAGCTTCAGGTCGATCGCCCCGCGCACCTGGTCGTTATCCGTCACGCGGATCACGTCGCGCGCATATTCGGCATAGGCGAGCCGGGTGATTACTTTCTCGATATGCTGAAGCAGGATGCGGTCAAGGCTATAGGTCATCGGCCCGATCGCCTCGGTGCGGGTGATCGTGTGCCCCTTCGGCGTCCCAAGCCCCGAGCGCTTGCCGAACATGTCGTCGGTCTGCTTGTCGCTGTTCTTCTCGGCGACGCCGGACCGGTCGGTGTCGTAGACCACCGGCCAATAGCCGCCCGCGAAGATACCGTGCGGCGTCTCGATCGGAAGCGGGGTCACCTTCTCGGGCACGACGCCGGTCAGCCCGCGTTCGGTTTCGACAATCGACGGCCACAGCTTCTCGACGCCGTCCCACATTGACTGGACGAACTGCCAGTCGTCGGCGGTCAGGTGGCGGTTTAGCACGTCGCGCACCGTCAACGCGTTCCAGCGCTCGCCGCGCGTCATCTTCTCGAAGTTCGACGCGTTGCCAGTGTTCAGCGCGATCGCGAGTAACTCCTTGCGCGTGACCGTGATCGGTTGCCCGAGCCGCGGGTCATCTTCCGACAGCCCGACGTTGAACGTCAACTCCGGTATGGTGACGAGTTCCTCCAGCCGGCGCTGGTCCTTCGCCGACATATCGGTGTAGCGCTGCGCGAGCGGGATCAGCACCATGTCGCGCAGCCGGGCGCGCTTGTTCTCGGCATCGGTGGCGCGGTGAACGAGCAAGTTCATCATCGGCCCGTTCTGGTTCTGCACATCCATCTCGAGCGCCAGCGTGCTGATCTTCAAGCCGCCGGCGGTCCAGTCGCGCAGCGCGTTGCGGCCACGGTCGAGCAGCGGGCGCGACGATGTTTCGTTGAACGTCTTTTTCGGCAGCACGCGATCGGGCAGCTCGCGCAGGTTAGCGACAATGCCGCGGATCACCTCGGCGAAATCGCGCTCCTTCTGCCCGTCGAGCAGCTTCTGTTTGTGCCGGCCAAGCGCCATCAGGCTGTCGACGGCATCGCGCAACCCGAAGAGCTCTTCCACCGAGACCCGGCTGTAGTGCTGCGTCGCCGCAGCGAGACGCGGCGGGACGAACACCTCGAAGCCGTCGGCGGCACGGGCTTCCGCCCATTCGCGGAAGTTCTCCAGTTCGTCGAGCCCCTTCTGCGACGCGGTACGGAACGAATAGCCTTCGAGCAGCGCGTGGACGCGATCGAAATAATCCTGGTCGACCGACTGCATGGCGGCGCGCTTGGCGAGCTTCCCCATCCGCGACACCACCGTGTCGACTTCGTCGGCAGCGGCTTTCGCCTCGACGAGCAGCGCGTGGTTCAGCATCTGTGCCTGCTTCTGCCGGAACGCCTCGTCGACGTTGCCTTCGAGGATCGCGGTCTCGGCGAGGCGCGCTGCCTTCGCCGTCGCACGCGCATAGCGCTGCATCGCCGACCGGCTGGCAACGTCGTTGACGATCCCGGCCTCGATCTTCCGTCGCGCCCATTCACGCGCCAGCTTGTACGGCGTCGGCTTTGCCTGCGTGCGGCGCGCCAGCGCACGCGCCTCCGACGAGATGACCTCGCCCTGCCGGTCGTTGTTGATGGCGGCGATCGCTTCTTCCTCGATCGAGCCATCAGACAGCGGGTCACGCGTGCCAGCATCGGTGATCGCTGCGTCGACCGCCTCGTCGATCAGCCGGTCGCGCAGCTGCCGCTTGTCGCCGAGCAGCCGCATCGCGCGCGTCTGCGCCTGGATATCGAGCAGCGCGTCGATCATCTCCGATCCGGATGCAAATCCAGTCATTTCGGCGATATCGTCCACGAACGTCGCGTCCCGCTCACCGATACGGACGTTCGCAGGCAGCCGGCTCTCGATGTCCTCGCCATAGCGCATGACCAGCCACGCGCGGTCGAGCTTCACCGGCAGCACCTGCTCGCCGATCTTGCCGGTCCGTAGCAGCCGCAGCGCCTTGAACCGCGGTTCGTCGCTGATCGCCGTCTCGGCTTCGTCGCGGATCGCGCGGGTCTCTTCACGCACACGGCGCTCGCGCTGCTGCTTGATCCGCGCCATCGTGCGGAAGAGCAGCGCGTCGTAGGCGTCGTCCCGCGCCTGCGTCACCGTCTTCTGGTAGGCGTCGAACTCGGCGTCGGTCATGCCTGCCTGCGCGGCATCGGTGAACAACGCACGCGCATTCTGCTCGTCGGCGTAGGCGTCGATCGCGTCCTGCGTCGCGAGCATCCGGTCCATCACCGAGCGGATCTCGGGATTGATCGGCGAGCGCAGCCGGCTGACGACCTCGTAGATCCGCAGCAGCCAGCCGCGGAAGGCGGTGAACGCCGACTGAAGCGCGCCGGTCGGCGCCTTGCCTTCCATTGCGTAGCGCTCAAAGCCGCGCGCCCACAGCTCGTGCGCTTCACGCGGGATCACGTTGTCGGTCAGCGCAGCGCCGTTATCGGCAAACCACTTCTGCACCACGTCCCAGTCGGCGGCGACGTCGGCCGGCGCTCCTTCGGCGGTGGCGTTCTTCTGCAACTCTTCGAGGAACAGATGACCCGTTTCGTGGATGAGCGTACTTAGATCTGCGTTCTCGAACAGTGTGATGACACTGCGATCGCCATAGAGCGCGATCTGTCCGCGCGGTGCCGAGCTGTCGGTGTTCTGGTTCAGGATGCGTGCACGCCGCGCATTGATAAACGCTGCGCCGTTGGGCGTCACGTCACCTGTTCCGCTTAGCGCGTCGACAGGATGGCCCGCCCTCGCAAGAGCGTCATATAGCTGCGTAGCGATGCCTTGACGGCGAAACGCCGGACGGACATACGCCGAAACTTCAAATGCTTCCTTAGCATCGTCGGTCGTCGGCATCTGCACCGCAGCTTGCGGAGCGCCTTTTTCGTCGCGATAGACAGCGATCGCTAATCCGTCTTCTTCGCTCACTGACACACCGGCGGGGCCGGTGCGCGAGACAAACGACAGCACTGATGCCGGACCGAGCCCGTCGTCTCCTGCGCCGCTTTGCGGTGCATTTGCGGTCACTGGCGACTGATCCATCACCCGCTGCGCGCTGCTCGCATCGTATTCGCCGCGGCGGAACTCGACCGGTTTCGCGCGGTGATAAGACAGCGCGTCGGTGCCAAGCCGTTGCCCCCACGCCTCGCGTGACGCAGCATAGACCGCTGCCTGATGCGACGCCGCCTGCGCGGTGAAGCCGGCGTCGACCAGCTGCTGCCGCACTTCGTCGTAGACCGCAGTCGTCGGTTCGGCTGCCGCGGCTTCCGTCTGCGCCGCCTTCGCGATTTCCTCGCCGCGCTGCTCCAGCGTGCGCGTCACCTCTTCGCCTTCGCGCACCGCCTCGCGCGCCGACAGCCCGCCGGCGCTAAGGCGCGCGTCGTCCTTCAGCGCTTCCCACGCCGGGGTTCCCGCCAGTTTCGTTGCGACATCCGCCAGCGGCACCACCACGTCGCCACCCGTCGCCCGCGCCTCGTCAAGCTGGCTGCGCAATCCTTCGAAGAACCCGTCCGCATCTTCAAATGCCTCCGATTGCATGTAGGTCTCGACCGCTTCCGCCGGCAGATAGACATGCTCGGCGTCGCCGTTCTCGGTCGACTGTTCGACGAACTTGCGGAAGCTCTCGGGATCGCGCTGCCGCAGCTTCGACGTCTGCGCGGCACCCATGATCTTGCCGAGGCGCGACGCATTGTCGTCGGCCGTCAGCACGCGCGACACCCGGTCGGCGGTGCGGACACCGGCTTCGATCGCCACGTTCGTCGTTCCGACGGTGGCGGCAACGGCGAGCGCGGTTTGCGCTGCCGCCTCGGGCCGCGCGCGCAGATAGTCACCGAACGTCTTGCCCTTGTTGACGCCGATCGTCGCCCACTCGTTGAAGTCCTGGAGCGCGGTCGCTGTCTGCTCGCCGACCTGCTCGGCGACCATGTTCTTCGCCAATCGCTTGAAGAACGGCGTCCCGACCTTCGTGTCTTCGAGGAACTTCAGCACCGGTATGCGCTCGGTCAGTGTCTCGACGCCGCCCTGCGCCAGCCCGTACGCGCCCGCCTGTAGCGGCGACAGCCCCTCGTCACGCGCCTGCCCGTACGACTGCCCGCCCGCAATCGCGCCGACCGCGCCGAGCCCCGCCGCAGGTGCTCCCGCCAGCCCGCTGCCGAGCGCGAGCAATGACGTCGGCACGCTTTCGATACCGGCGTACAGCGACCCGGCGACAAAGCCCTGATCCTTCGGACGGAACCGTGCCTGCATCTCGCGCTGCTGCGACGCCATGTCGCGTAGCAGGTTCGGCGTCCAGCGCGTCGTGCCTTCCGCCGCCTTCTCGCGCTGTGAGGTGCCGGTCAGCGCGTCGAACGCAGCGTAGAACGGATCGACCTTTTCGCGGATCTCGCCGAGTGCGCGCAACCCTTGCGTCACGCCTTCGGCGGCGCCGAACAGACCCGACACCAGGCTTCCGCCGACGTTGCTCGCGATGCCCCGCGCGCGCTGCGTCCACGGCTTGGCCGGCTCGGGCTTGTTCCAGAACGACTGGAACTGGCGGCTGATCGCGGCCATGCTCGCCGTGTCGTCATGCGCGACGGCGGCGGCGCGCGGGTCGGCCATGAACCGCGCGATGTTCGGGTGCTCGCTCGCCGCCGCCGCGACGCGCCGCTGCCGCGCCATCGCATCGTAGTTGCCGATCTCGTCCTGCGCGACGCCGGCGGGCACGCCCATCTCACGCTCGTACCGGTTGGCGCGCGCCGCGATATCCGGGTTCGTATCTGGCAAGACGTTGATCTGCGCGGCGCGCACGTCCTGATCGGGGATGATGCTATCGTATTTGCTGGTCAGTTCCGCGCCGCGCGACGCGCGTGCGTCGGGCTTGGACCGGTTGGCGAAAAGGCTATCGTATCTGTTATCGGTCACCGCAATCCACCACCAGCGTCGAGATATGCCTTTGCTATATCACGTTCACTGATCGGTCGAGAACCGTATTGACGACGCCAGGCGGCGGTGATCGCCTGCCGGTCGGCGTTCGGCACCGACACGGCATACTTGCCGCCGGCTGCCTCGACCGCGGCGCGCGGCAGCGGCTTGCTGGCATCGTTGTTCAGATAGACCGGAGCGAGCTGCGCGCGAACGATGCCGGCCAGCTCGTCGTCGGTCAGCTTGCTGCCCTTGCGCTGCTCGGCAACAGCGACTTGCCCCCGCACCCGGTCCTCGACCCGTGCGCGCCGCAAACGGTTTTCCTTCTGCTTGGAAGGCGTCAGCCCCTGCAATTCGATGCCTGCTGTCTGCGGCGCGTAGCGCCCGACCATCTCCGACACGCGGCTGAAGCTGACCCCGGCGTCGGAGTTCGTGCCGCCGCCGTTCTTCATATCGATCTGCGCCTTGCGTAGCGACATCCATTCGCCCTTCGACATCTGCCCGCGGACCTTATACAGATCGGCGTTGACGAATGCCTGCTGCGTCGACGGGTTGCCGGACATCTCCAGCATATCGAAATAGGTCTCGCCGCCGGCTTCGATCGCATCGCCCTTCGTGTTCGCGTCGGCGATATTCCGCAACGTCGACAGCACCCCCGGCGCGAGCCGGGCGCGAACGCCGGCGGGCACCTGCGTAATGCTGGTGAAGTTGTCGCCCGCCTGATCGATCACCGAATAGGCGGCGTCGCGCGCGTCCTCTTCGGCGCGAGCCTTCAACTGGTCCGTGCGCGACACGTCCTGATCGATGCGCCGCAACAATGCCTGGTATTGCCGCGGCGACAGGTTCTGCGCCGTCGCGATATCGCGCGCCCGGTCGTAGAGATTGGCCTTGTCCTGCCGCTCGGCACTGTATTCCGGCAGCGTCTCACGCCAGTTCTGCTTCGCCGGATCTACCTTGTTTCCAGCTTCGTTTCGGACGGTGAAGTGAAGATGATTTCCCCGAGACGCACTGCCTGTGTTCCCCACACCACCGAGGACGGTATCCGCGTCGACGGCGTCTCCCGCCGAAACGTTGACGTTTCGTAGATGCGCGTAACCTGTGACCCGCCCATCCGGATGTCGCACGAGAACCGAATTGCCACCTGCTTTGTCATACCATACCTTTTCGACCTTGCCGGACATCGGCGCGTAAACCGGCGTGCCGACCGGCGCCGCCAGATCTTCCGCATTGTGCTGCCGACGCCCGCCGTCACGGCTGTCCGCGAACCCGCTCGACGTTCGCCCCTTGCCGCGCAGTGGATCGCTGTTGACCTTGGCGACTTCGCCCTGGTCGCGATGCGCGACTTCCGGATCCGGCGTCGCCTCTATGCCGTGTGCGCCGGCGAGCAGCATCCCGTAGGCACCGTCGACCGTCGCCTCTTCGACGTCCTCGCGCATCGTGCGCCGCAGACGTACCTCGTCCTGCTCGGTGATCTCGCCAGCGTGCTTGTCGACGTACGCCTTCGCCGCCAGCGGGTCGCCGTCGAGCAGCTTCTGCGCGACGCCGAGATGGTAGCCCGACACCGCGCTGGCCTTCTCCCGCGCAATCACCTCCGGCGCGGCGCCCGGGTTCAGCGATCCGACTTCGGTCAGCGCGTCGGCCAGCGCCTGCTGCGATGCCGCCGGGTTGTCCTGTGACAGCGAAATCGCGCGATCGACGTTGCTTTCGAACCGCGCCTTGCTGGCGTTGATGTTGAAGCTCTCGATCTCCTTGCGCTCGTGCGTGTCGTATGTTGCGAGCTCCTGCACTGACAGGCGGTCGAACGCATCGCCGAGCATCCGCTGCTGACGCGGGTTCGCCATCGACGTGACATACTGCTTGCGCAGCTCGGTGATCTGGTTGCGCGCCTGTGCTTTCGCCGCAACCGCGTCCTGCCCGCGCGCCGTCAGCACCGTATTGCGGATGCCGGACAGATCGGCCTGCGCTTTCGCGTCAGCGCTCTTGACCGCGGCGGTATCGTAGATCGCGTTAACGCGATCCTGATCGTCGGCGAACTGACGAACGTCCTGCCCGAAGCGCGCTACGGCGCCGCCGATGATCTGACCCGAGCGATCGTCGGACGCGTCAAGGCGCTGCCGCGGCAACGGGTTGGCTTCGACACGGTTCTGGATATCGACTGGAGCGGTAGGCATCAGCCGATCCTGCTCTGCGCACGCATCTTGCTGGTCTGCGACGCTGCGCCGAGCAGCGTACCTGCCGCGCCGATAGCGCCCGACACGAACGCGGCATTGCCTTCGCTGCGCGCCGCGCGACCTTTCATCACGTAGTTCGCCGCGTTGATATCGTAGCCCTGCACCTCGCGCCGGGTGTTCTCGGCGATCGTGCTGCTATCCTCGTATCCAATTTGCGCGGTGTCGAGTTGCATGTCCATCGTCGAGCCGAAGGTCAGGTCGAGCCCGTTCGCGGCGCTGGCGGCGCGTTGCGCGCCGATCGACTGCGCGAGCATCCGATAGCGCTGAAGCTGCGCCGTCTGTCCGCGCGATACCGCATC